AAGTTCTTTCCAAATAATACAAGAGAGGTTTCATTACCTCTCTTTTTTTGTACTTTTATGTTCTTTTAACAAATGTTAGTGAACTAACACAAACTTGTATAGATACCTTAGAATTACGGAACACCTATGAACTGAAAACTCAATCTATATCATGTGTAGACTTACTAGGAGGTTATTCTTATGCATAATATTATGTCTCGAAATCAATTAGCTGAGTGGAGACATATTGATAAAAACATAGATGACGATTTAGATCCAACAAATGATTATTTTAATTGTTTGATCGAATGTGATGACGAACAATCAACTTGTAAACGTATTTGTAGGAGACTGTTAATTTAATATTCAGAGCGTGTCTTGACAGACACGCTTTTTTTGTGTAAAATGTGGTGATACGATAATTGAGTTAATGGAAAAAGAAAAACTTAAACTCATTGTCCGTAACCTCAAATCCCTCGTCGCTGCTCTTGAGTCTGAAGTATATTCAGACGTGAGAGCGTATACATATGAGAACACCCAAAAAACTCATATGGATTATGATGAGGTTTTTGAAGACGATGATGGTTATCCCGATTGAACTATGAGTGTTAAACTAGTAAGCGTAACTCCCGATGCGGAGCAGACTATGGCATACATTGCCAGAGTTTCAAATCCAAGCAATCAAGACAACGAAAACTATGCTGGTCTTCTGCGTTATTGTATCAAGCATAATCATTGGAGTGTGTTTGAGCAGTCCACTATGACTCTGGAGATTGAGACTACCCGTGCTATCGCAGCTCAAATCCTGAGGCACCGTAGTTTCACATTCCAAGAGTTTTCCCAGCGGTATGCAGATAGTTCCCTGTTGGGTTCTACTATTCCTCTGCCAGAATTACGTCGTCAGGATGAAAAGAATCGTCAGAACTCTATTGATGATCTTGATCCTTTTGAGGTTCAACTTCTAGAGAAGCAAATGATAACATTGTTTGATTCTTCTATGGCACTGTATCAGCAGATGCTCAAGCGTGGTGTGGCAAAGGAGTGTGCAAGAAATGTGCTTCCACTCTGTACGCCCACCAGAATCTACATGACGGGATCTTGCCGTTCTTGGATTCATTATATTAATCTGCGTTCCGCACACGGAACTCAGAAGGAGCATATGCAAGTTGCAGAGGCATGTAAGAAAGTATTCATCGAACAGTTCCCAACTGTATCAGAAGCCCTTGAGTGGGTCTAAATAATTCATTGAGTTTTGTAACTATGGCAACATACCCAGTAATCCATAAAGAGACAGGAGAACAGAAGGACGTTGTAATGAGCGTTCACGAATGGTCTCAATGGTGTGCGGATAATCCTGATTGGCAGAGAGATTGGAGTGATCCATCTACCTGTCCTGCATCTGGTGAGGTTGGTGAATGGAAAGATAAACTTCGTAAGAAGTACTCTGGATGGAACGATGTTCTCTCTAAAGTAAAACAAGTCCCAGGTTCTAACATCAAAAAAATCTAAGTATGCCAGCTAAAAAAAGAAAAGGTGAATCCACTAGTGGAATCGGTAGTATGACTTCACGACAACTAAAGAGAAAAAAACCAATCAATTCAGATCTAATGGTTGATATCAAACCATTGACTGACAACCAGAAGAAGTTCTTTGATGCATACAAAGAAGGTAGAAATCTCTTCGCTTATGGTGCAGCAGGCACAGGCAAAACATTTATTGCACTCTACCTCGCACTCAAAGACGTTCTGGATCAATTCACACCATATGAAAAGGTGTACGTGGTTCGTTCTCTAGTCGCTACTCGTGAGATTGGTTTCCTTCCTGGAGACCATGAAGATAAAGCAGCACTGTATCAGATTCCATATAAGAACATGGTTAAGTACATGTTCGAGATGCAGGATGAGACCGAGTTTGAGATGCTGTATGGGGCACTGAAGGCACAAGAAACTATTCGTTTCTGGTCCACATCATTCCTTCGTGGAACTACAATGGATAACTGCATCATCATTGTTGATGAAATGCAGAACTTGAACTTTCACGAACTTGATAGTATAATTACAAGAGTTGGCGAAAATTGTAAGATTGTATTCTGTGGTGACGCAGCACAGTCTGACCTGGTGAAGACCAACGAGCGTAACGGAATCCTGAATTTCAAGCAGATTATCCAAGCAATGACCGAAGACTTTACTTGTGTAGAGTATGACGTTAATGATATTGTTAGATCTGGATTTGTTCGTAACTATATCATGACTAAAATTGCACTTGGTATTTGATGTGTTTATTCATTTAGATAATTTAAAAGGTGAAACTGATCTGAAAGCAACCATGATTGATGGGACTCGTTTCTACGAAGTCCCATCAGGAAAGATGTATCCATCTATCACCTCCGTCACGAGTTTCTATAATCGTGAAGTCTTTGTCGAATGGCGGAAGAAAGTCGGGGACGAGAAGGCAAACAAAATCACTCGGGAGTCTACATATCGTGGGACAAAGTTTCACGATGCAGTAGAACTTTATATCAAAAACACTCCTATTAAGGATATTGATATGCTCCCTTCTACGAAGTTTCTTCTTCTTTCAGCGAAGAAGAATCTCGATCGTATAAATAACATACATGTTATCGAACAGTCGCTGTATAGCGACTATCTTGGTCTTGCAGGGAGAGTAGACTGCATTGCTGAGTATGATGGAGAACTTGCAGTCATAGACTTTAAGACCTCGACCAAGATCAAACCCGAAGAATGGATTGAAAACTACTTCGTGCAAGAGACTGCGTACGCTTGCATGTATTATGAAATGACGGGTATACCTGTCAAAAAATTAGTTACTATTATGGTTGCAGAAAATGGAGAATGCGTTGTCTACGAAAAAACAAACAAGGGTCACTATATTAAACTTCTCACAGAGTACATCAGAAAGTTTGTTGACCACAAAACAGGAGCCTATGGAGAATCAAGTTGACGATCTCATCAAGGAGAAATTTTTGTGCCAAGCTAAGTTCGCACAAGAGGTTGAAAGTCTAGTCAAGACTTATAATTTTAATTATATCGATGCTATCCTCACATTTTGTGAAGAGAATAAGATCGAAATGGAATCTGTTGGTAAACTGATTTCCAAACCACTCAAAGAGAAACTTAAGTATGATGCTATTCAACTTAACTTTCTGAAGAAAACTACAAGAGCAAAACTTCCGTTATGATTTCTAGAAGTGAACTCATGCATTATAAAATTCAGGCAGCAATGCGTGAAAATGCATGGATAGATAATGAACTAAAATATCTTGGAGAGCGTGCTGGACACCACTGGTATCTGATTGGTGGTGAGCACGAAGTCAAAGCGGAACAGATTGAGGACTTTGAGCAAATTGATGATGACACCGATTGATGTTTACAAAACATACCTAGCATTTAAGAATCATTTTACCAAAGCAAGTTATAATTACTTTAAGTATTCTGGCAAGTCCAGATGTTCTGGAGCAGCATATAACAAGCGCAAAGATCGTTACTTCTTTGAGCGGATGTCCCGTAAGAAGTCAGACGATGAAATCAAAGAGTATTTTCTAGCAAATTTTGTTGAGTGTGATGATCCAGAACGCCTGTGGATTGGTGAGATCATCTCTACTGGAGAAGATAGTTATAAGTCTTGGACTAGAAGAGCACAGACATTAACCTACCTCTTTAAGACAGAGGTAGAAGTGTTTGTCAACAAAGAAAACTTTCAAGAGTTGTTTACCGTAAGGGGACAGTCACATCCTGAGATTCTTAAGAAGCATCTTCAGGGTGCAATGTCCATAGAAACCATGGTAATATTAGATATGATTCTTGGTTATGCCAAGAACTTTGACAAGAAACTCGAAGACCCGGTGTGGGAAACCGTCAGTCTCAAAATAAAAAAATATAAACCATTCCTAAATATTGATGTAGACAAGTTTAAAACGATCCTTAAAGAGCAGGTAGTATGAACCGATTTTTTGACTCCGAAGTAGTTCGTGATTCAGTCATGGAACTGGAGGAACTACAGGAAGAACTCACTATGGATCTAATGCATCTCGCAGAGTATAATCTACAAGAGAGGAAAGATCATCTGAACCGACTCAAGACATTTCTTGAGAAGCAAAAGATTTTCTTCTTCCGCATCTCTCTGTCTGATGATCCCGATGCTTTAAAAATTAAGGCAAAGGTCATCGAAGCAGCAAAGATGTTTGGTTATAGTGAGATTGACGGTATGGAAAAGTTTTTCCAACAACTTGATGTCACAATTAAAAAACTCGAACAAACCCTTGACGAATGAGGGTCCATGCCCTATAATACATTCGTCGTTATCCAACGCATCCTAATTCATCCTAATCAATCCTATGTCTTTTCAAAATCTCAAGAAGCAATCCCGTTCCGGTTCTCTCACTGACAAACTGATTAAGTCTGTAGAGAAACTCAACGACAAAGGCGGCAACGGTGCTGACGAGCGTATCTGGAAACCATCAGTCGATAAGACTGGTAATGGTTATGCAGTGCTGCGCTTCCTGCCCGAACCCGAGGGTTGCGATCTGCCTTGGGCACGAGTCTATACTCACGCATTCCAAGGTCCTGGTGGTTGGTTGATCGACCAATGCCTGACAACTAAAGAACAGAAATGCCCTGTGTGTGAGTACAACTCCACACTGTGGAATAACGGCACCGATGCTGGTAAAGAAGCAGCACGTAAGCAAAAGCGTAAACTGTCTTACTACAGCAATGTATTCGTTGTTAGCGATCCTGCTAACCCTGAGAACGAAGGTAAAGTCTTCCTCTACAAGTATGGTAAGAAGATCCATGACAAGATTATGGAAGCAATGAAGCCTGAGTTCGCTGATGAAGAACCCATCAATCCTTTCGACTTCTGGCAGGGTGCTAACTTCAAACTGAAGATCCGTCGTGTCGAAGGTTATCAGAACTACGATAAGTCTGAGTTTGATCGTCCTAGCGCACTGTTCGACGACGATGACAAACTGGAGAAGATCTACAACAATCTCCATGACCTGAATGAGTTCCTTGATCCTAAGAACTTCAAGTCTTACGAAGCACTCAAGAAGCGTCTTGACTACACTCTTGGTATCAAGGGTCAACCCAAGA